GTAAGCTTTTAAGAGGGTAGTCCCCTGACCCATTTAGGTTGGGGCTCGTGCTACCCTCTTTTTATTTCAAGATTGCTATAACCTCATTACCATCTTTTATAAGAACTCTAATATTTTTGTTCTTGCCGCTTCTTTTTAGCCGGGCTTTAGCCACCTCAATCACCCTCTGCGTGTTTACGACATTACTGCAATCAACTAGGACACCACCGGGATTATTTTTTATCTGCTGTAATCCGCGGTGGACAAGTTTATCAGTTCCATTAACGCTTTGCGGCGTTTTCAGCTCCCAGTACTTCTCGCTCCATTCGTAGTCCGGAGTTGGTTCAAGCAGAGATCTTTTTATTAATTTTATATCCCCGCCAAATATGTTAATCAGCCAGTTTGCTTGCGTGATTTCTACCTTATTTTTGTTGTCACGAAAATCATATCCGTTTTCAAACGTGACACGTCCAGAACCAGTCGTATACAATGATTCAAAATCACTAAAGCTAACGCCATTTTTGGCCGCTCCTGAATCTAACCATTTTTCATATGGTTCTCTGTCCATATAAGCCGTAACGGAGCAACGGCACCCTGGATGAAGTGGCGGCGCGTTTTCTCCCGGCATCATATCTTTAACGGGAAAGCCTTTTTCTTCCTCGCATTTTTGCCCAACCTCTTTACAAATCTCACAGACCGGGCTTTTCGTGTACGGAGCCGACGTAAAATTGAGAAACATATACCGGTCAAAGCCGTTTTCCTCAAATGACTGCATTTGAGCCGCTGTCCTAACCCTCGTTAACTCTGTTCTCATTAGCCTTTCCGCCTCATATTTTGTCACGCCGAACATTTTGCGAAGTTCCGGAGCAAGCTGTCTTGAGCCTTTGCCTTGAATCATGCCGCGTTGAAGCAGCATTGACAGTTGCGACTTAAGCGTTGTCTGCTGCCCCCATAATCTCGTACTGAAATTCGCATGATGGAATGAGGCGTTGACTATAGACTTTGCGTTGCCTGTTGGGTCTCTTACGCTCTTACCAAGGATTCCCGCTTGCCGTTCAAACTCGTCCATAGTACGCTGTGTCAATTTTTCGTCAAAATACTTTTGTATTTCATCTATAGACGCGACCATTTCAAGACCAATCATCGACTTGAGCATTTCAAGGCGATTAACCTTCATCGTTAGATTATAGAGCCGCATTTCCTCATTGGCCTGCTTCGAAAAGTCCTTGTTTTTGACGTATTTAGCCGCTTTTCGTCCGTACTCCTCAATATCGAGTTTACTGACGCGCCTTTTCGCCTCTGCCAGCGTTATTCCCTCCTTGCTGGCATACTTGGCATAAAACGAATCAATCTCCTTCTGCGCTGCGTCCATAGCATTGTCATAGTAACGGTGAAGCTCTTTTGTGTATTCCTGCTCCTGCTTTATGTATTTTCGTTGAGCCGCGTGCTCTCTCTTCTCCCAGTATGTTTTGCTATTCATGCGCTATATCACATTCCTATCGTCCATAAGCTGGACAGCCTCATCTTCCGACAGCCCAATGTGCTTAAACATTCTGATCGCATTATTCCGTGTTATCTCGCCCTTCTGCAGTTTTCTCAGTAGCGATGTGATTTCGTAAGTCGACGCACTCGTTATGCCGCCGAATCCGCCCGTTGAGGTTACCTGCGCCATACTTTCAGCCTCTTCTTCATCGATCCTCTTAAGTTCCGCCGCAGGATCATCAACGATAGATAGCACTTTAAGCTGTGTCTCTTTAGAGACAACACCTTCGAACGATCTCGCTACATCCGCTTCTGATTTAAGGTTCTTCGGCAAGTTCCGAGTCATTGTCACTTCAATATCCTTCCATGCGTCCTGACTCGAGCAGTTCGTCGACAAGCTGCACCATATCTTAAAGATTTTTTCAATCGTTTTTGTATTTTTGCGGTCATATGTATTGCCGAGATTTGATGTGTTCCACAACTTATAAGCCAGCGCCTCACCTGACGCAGCATTAGCAAACGATTCGTCGCTGATGTTTGCGACCATCGAGACCTGGAATATGAGCCGCTCAAGTCTATCGAGTAGATTTTCCTGTGTCTCGTCAGCTGTTGGCTTTTGAAGGAATTGGATCAAATAGTCCTTAACCTTATCAGCATTATTTGTTCCGAATATGTTAATCAGCCGCTTGTCTCTGATCTGCCTGTAACCTTCCTCGTTGACTTCGACACCGATAATGGCGAGGTACGCCTCAGCGAAAGCGTCAACATCGTTGCCTTTTTCAGACAGCGCCTTATTGTAAAGTTCCGTCATGCCGCAGACCGCCTCAAACAGTGACTTTCTGCGGTCATTAAGCCTGCACTCAACAACTGGAATCATGCCGTACGGGTTCGGCTTAGTTTCGCTTTCAGTGTATGCTTTATCCTCAAACGGCTTAATCTCGTCAGCCGTTAAGACTTCGCCATATAGTTTGCCCTTGTTTTTCGATTCCTCGCCATGTACTCCGTATCTGACCGCAAATAACGCCCTGCCCTTAAGCGTGTCGTCATATACACAAAACAGTTCTTTCGGAGTGAAGTGTGTAATTTTGGTCTGCGTCTCCTCGTCCTGATACAGGTAAGCCCAGCAGTGTCCGTAAACGTCGCCGTCGGTTGTTAATTCGTAGAAAAAGTCATCGAAGTGCGTACTTGACAAGAAGCTCTGCACAGAATCGTTTATGGATTCGTCAGGATGTGCAATTTTCGGTGCAATTCCATAAGCATAGCCCTGAAATGTCGTTACAAGATACTCAGGAAAGCCCACCGCAAGCCTGTTGTCCGGCTTCCATTCGTCTTTGCTCGGCAAGTCAAATATCCCGTGGAATCCATCATACATTGACTTAAGATATTCGTACCGGACAATCTGTGCCTGATGTTTTTTGATAAACTTGTGCACAATCTCAATATCTATGCCGTTTTCAATCTCTGCCGGATCGCACTTAAGCGTAACCGGCAGCTTATATACAGTTTCTTTTGCCATTCTTCACCTCAAAATTTATATATCTTTAACTGCGCCACTTGCGGCTCATATAAGCAAAGGGTCAGTGAATCCGCACAATCCGGACTTTCTAACCCTCTTTTCTTCATGTCTTCTTTTCGTTCGAGCTGGATTTTGCCGGTCGAACTCATTTTGTACTTTCGGCTGATCAGCTGTTTCGTAAGCTCTTCCGACTTTGGCAGCTGTAGCGTCGGCGATTTGCCTTGCATTGCCGCACTCATGTTTTCCTCAAGCAATTCTTTAAGGTTGCCCCAAAGCTGCGAGCCGAGATTATAATAAAAGTCATCCGTTGCTGATGCTCCGTTGTTGACCGGAATGACTGTTATAGGCAGCCCCCCATCCTTCGCGACTTCGATCAATCTGTCTGTAACGCCGCCACCAACTCCGGTATCATCGACCTTGACCCGGCACTCTGCTATCTGGGGATATGCATCTTGATATTTTCTATAAGTAGCAATAATATTTCCGACCGTTTCCATCGTGTCGTTTTTGCTGTATTTTTGTTGGTCAAATACTTTCATCCCGATCCTTGGCGTAATGACCGTGCTGTCATCACCGAATCTTGCCACGTCACAGCCTATGCTAAGCCGTGTGGCGTTTTTTATGTCCGCGTCGGGTAATTTGTTGTCGATTGCCTGTTCAACCGTCTCGAGGGCGATTAGGGCGTCAAGACTGCGCTTAGGGAAGTCTCCGTAAACGCGGACCCTCACAACGTCGCTGTCATCCCCGTACTTACGGATCAGCATGTCGATGTTGTCCTTGCTCGTCCGGTTGCTTTTGCGCGAATCAACTTTGTGGCAGCGGTACTTGTCCCGATCAGCCGTGTGCGAATCGTAAAAAACACCTTCGAGCTTCGTCGGGTTTCCGCACATCAGGAGCTTATTATCAATCCCGGTCAGTGTGCCAAGTATAGCCTCCATAATCGGATCAGTAAGCCCGGATGCTTCATCAACAACGAATAACATGTGATCCTCGTGGAACCCTTGCATGTTCTCCGGCTTTACCGCGGTTCTCGCCGTAGCAAACCATCGTTCCTCATCACCGATCATGTATATCTTTGTCTTTGTCCACTTGAGGATTGATTTAACTTTGCTTTGATCAAGCCACTTCGCAATCTCTGCCCACAGCATATCATATAGCTGCTGCATGGTCGGAGCCGTTGCAACAACTCTCGCATAAGGGCGGCAGGTTAAAAACCACAAAACCGCACCAGCTTCAAGGGCCGTCTTCCCGACGCCTTGCCCCGATCTTACAGACACCCTATTAGATTCCTGCAGATCATTAAGGACCGCCCGTTGCCACTCGTCTGGCTTAAATTCTAAAATATCCTCAAAAAAAGACACCGGATGATCGTAATAATAATCAAGTGCCTCTGATAAACTATTCATCTGTCTGCCTCTTTTTTGCGGCTTCGATTACGGCTGATTTCCAGTCTTCGGCAGGCTTTTCTCCGCTCTCGCTCTCTCCGGTAACAGCCTGCTTTCTCGCCTTCTTAAGTTCCGTATCGGCCTTAATCGCTTCCAGATCCTCGCCGCTCTTATCGCTCTGCCCGGAATGCTTCGCAATGGCCTCATACGCTTTTACGTTACCGGCCATAGCTTCTTTGATCATCGCCATGTTGACGGTGCTTTCAAGTGTGCTGTCGATCCCTAGGGCCTCAAGAACCGGCGTTATCTTCGGGTCGTTTATGTCTGTAGTTAGCAACAGATTCAATGTCTTCTTGAAGTCTGCTTTCTTACGCCGGGCTCTGCCTGATGCTTTCCCCGCTATCTTCGCAAGTTCCCGCCGCTCTTCCACGGTTCGCTTGTCAAACCCATGGTCTTTTATGTTATCATAGCCGGCCACCTCACCACCTCATTTGCTATAGTTCGTGTAAAAAAAGAACCTTGTAGGCTCTTTGGTTTGTTAAAATGGGATTAACCTAAAACTTAACAATAGTTGATCTCTTTCGGTTAATTTCCCTATTTTTTCATCTAAATCGCTCGCTTTCAATTGAATGACCCTATCATGCCTGACATAAGTGGGCTTCGGCAAGCCGGCCTCCTGCCATTCACGAACAACATACTCAGGAGGGATGTCTCCTCTGCATTGGCTTGTCATTTTCAAACTTACAACTAAAGCGTTACTGCTGTTAATAATTAGCACTGGGCGCCTTTTTATTTCTGAGCTATCTTCAAATTTAACGTTCGCCCAATAAATCTCCCATTTTTTAATAGTCATATGCCCCTGGTAATGTCAAGATCCCATCTTCATCATGATAGCCTATTATGGCATCATCCGGAATGTTGAAATCTTTTAGTTTGATATCTGGTTGCAAGCTGAAATATTTTTCTATTGAATCAATTCCAATAGTTATATTCCTAACGTTTGGGTCGTACACGTTGCTCCAAGGCGTGCCTTCCTCGTGAGTTTTGGTTTTTAATGCCTCGCCCGTGTATTGTCCGTATTCCCTGGCTACATCTACCAGTAATTCTTTTTCATCATCGCTATAATCACTTAACGAAAAGTCTTTCGGAAGAGAATTTAACACATTTTTGCCATAACCTTTAAAGTGGTGATATACCGTAGGAACTACAGGTCCATATTGCCACGCTTGAATTTCATCACCAAAAAGTGGCTTTGAAAAGCGCTTCAGAAAGTGTCCTTGAGCGTAAAAAAGCAACTTGTTAATTTTTAAATTTGTTAGCTCATTCTCATCTTCTGGCATGAGGTAGATAAAAAAATTAGCTGTTTTCAATGCACTCAACATCTCCTTAATCTCCTTCCTTGGCTACACTATATCACAACATAATGCTTTTTGCCACAACATTTTAATCCAAAAAACTCCCCAATCTGAGGAGCTTTCGGCAATCAAATCATTATACTTTAAAACGCGCTTCAAGCCCGTCCAACATGTGTTTCAATATTTTGTTTGACGGCATCTTTATTGCGCCACCTGTTCGTTTTCGCAACTCTCTTTGCGCCTTCCTGACGTAATATACCGCGTCAGCAATGCGCCCAGGGTGCTTGTTTATAAATTCCGTCGGCAACCTTACCACATCCCAATCGCTCCCAAGTATTTTTCTCACACAAGCGTCGCGCCTCTCGTCTCTCTCTTTGGTGTGATTGTGTGTCGGCCCATCAACCTCAACGACTATTTTATCGTCAGGCAACACCATATCAACTCGCATGTTGCCTACCCTCTCTTGCGGCTTTACGGTGATTTCGCTACCAATGAGCGCTGCAATAACAACAACTTCTTCTGTGCTATCAGCCTTTTTGGGGTTTTTGAAAATATACTCCTCGACAACATCCATTGCCGCACCCCACTCGTCATAATGGACACTTTTCTCAAAACAGCGTTTCGCCCTTTCAATCCTAAAATAGCTTTTTAATTTAGTGTACGCCTGGATATTGCGCTCATACTCTTCACTATAGCGTTCGCGGCATTCGGGGCACATTGGCCGGTAGCGCCGAGATTTATCAACATACCTTCTGCCGCACGCCGTGCACGTCGTTTCCATATCGCTGCTCCTGTCTGGGCCTTGCCCAGTATATATTCTAAACAAAAAATTTTGTCCCCGCTGTACAATGTTTATATAAAATTCATGTTTTTTGCAACTTTTCGCATAAAAACGCCGCGATATTTCTTCCATGTGTTCGGATGAGCGTAATTCGGATCGGGTGTTTTGTACATAAGCTTGTTTTTGACACCTTCGCGATATTCTTCCGGGATAACTGTAAGCGCCTGATCAACAGCCCGAACCATATTAAAATAAACTTCCGCCTGCTCGACCTTGGCGATAACCTCGTCAGACCGATTCGTTCCGTGCGGCAGCGCGTCAATATCCGATACGGATTTAGACTGCTCGAGGATATCCTGATGTCGTTGACGGTTAAAGTCATAATTACGGACAACCTTTAATGTCATCTCCCATATCGGTTGTGGCAGCCAGTTGTCATTGTTTTTGTGCGGTTGGTAGTCGAATCCGCTCATGCTAATCACCTTTAAGCATTCTAAGCGTTTCAGCCATCTGTTGTTCGGCGTAAGTTCTATCGTTAAAAGGCGTCTTGCGTGCACTTCTTGCCTGCTTTCTTTTCAATGCTTTTCTTTGCCACGCCTTGTATCTACGCTTCTTTTTTTTTAATTCTTTCTCTCTGTAATCACTATGCATATCTCACTCCCATATAATTCTTTTATTCTGCTCAATCGCATACGCCAATTCCCTCTGTGCTCCCCTGCTGTCTTTATAGTTGTCAAGCATGTATATCGTGTCGCACATATCGAGCAGGGTTAAGTCTACCCGCATATATTGCTCGTAATCGAGCTCGGGCAACACATCTTTAAGCTTTGACGGATTGATTATATCTTTATGGGCATATCCCTGTTCGTCCATCAACTTTTGCTCCGCCGCTGAAAATCTCTCTTTATATTCCGCCTCTTTAAGCCCAGTTATTTTTCCGCTGATAAATATCTTTTTCATTTTAAACCTCTTCAAATCTTTCTACTTCCGACAGTTTTTCATTATTTCGGACTGATACCGGGGTCCACTTCCCTTAATCTTCAAAGTCCATAACCGCCTTAATTATCATTGCTAGGTTATTATAGATATCAAGATTCTCGCCGCTTTTGTAAAATCGTCTTGACCCGGCCTGAAATGCATTTTCAGCAAATTCGTAATCGAAATCCACCTCAAACCTGTTGGTATTAAAGGTGCCAATGTCTTATTCGGAATCTATTTTATTATTGATAAGCTCCTTTACGTATTCGCCAAAATTTATATGCAGTCGCTCTCTTATCCAATCAAGATAGCAAAGCTTATCCGCGTTGCGATAGTCTTTGGCTGTGCCATTGGTATATTTCCTAAAAGCCGCCTGAACTTTTTCTGTCAGTTCTTTTTCGTTCTGTTTAGCGCTGATGTCTATTGCTTGATTTGTTTGATGTAAGTTTAACAAATATTTCATTTTTTACCTCCACAGATATCTTGTTTTTATAAGTTTTA